GTCGAGATTAATGGAGATAGGATCTGAGTGATCGTCTGTGATGATGGCTTCATTAACAACATCATCAATAGCAGATTCGCACTCAGGATACATTGACATTTCACGATAACGTGTGACAAGCTCCGCTTCATTCTTAGCGGTGCCTTCTAAGTCAACATATGTGCCGTAAGCGCCTCCAGGCGCGACTTCCATCGCGCCATCAAGATTTGGAGGAGGTGCGAACGAGGGAACTGCGACTGCGCGCTTTTCATCCTCGTCCGACGTTCTTCCAATACGGAAGCCAAATAATTCGATCGCCATTTATATTCCTTCAAAGTAATTTATAACGAAGAGGCGATCAATTAAGTGATGATCACCTTATTGTTGATGTCAGCATCAACAGTCCAGTAATCGTATGCGAATTCTACCGTAAACTCTTCGATTGCGTCAGTTGTTTCCCAGTTAAGATCAATCGTAGAAACGTTGATTGGGAAAATGTTAACGAATGTATATTCGCGAGTTGGGATTGCGGCATCGCCTACAGTGCCGCCTCCACCAAGAACGCTGGTCTTAGCGTAATGGCGAACAGTAGCAACTGTACGATATGAACCCAGTCCGAGTTCAGCATTTACGCCTGGATTACGCAGATTGTTCTCGTGTGAATTAATGAAAGAACTCCACTTCTCGAACGCATTACGTACGAGGAAGTCTTCGTCGTTCATGATTGTAACAGTCCAGTTCTCGAACGTTCTGTTACCAGCCATTTTTACTTTACGACCGAAGTATGGAACTTCTACTTGACCAACAGTGCTTGATGGCACTGTTGATGCTTTACACACGAAACGAAACTGAGATTCTGCAGCCGCTTCTGCGATCGCTCCAGGAAGTGTCATGAACACTTCGAAGAGCGATGCGCGGGCTCCACCGTATGGAAGTCCTTGAGCGGCGAATGTAGACACATTAAAGGGCATTAGTTTATCTCCCTATCCTTTCTAGTATTTATTCCGCCGATTAGAACTTTCCTACAACTTCAGAGAAGTCAACACCGGTGCGAACAGCCACGAAGTTGAGCTGAATGAAGTTGATTGAACGAGCAGGCTTGATGTAGATATCACCGATGAACTCGTTGCGATCGATGACTTCTGGTGTGTTGTTTGAATCGTCGCAAACAACGCGGAAGTCTGTGATACCACGACGACCCTGAACGTCACGCAGGAATGGTTCTACGAGAGCCTTGAACTGAGCACGAGTAAACGCATCGTTGAACTCGAACAGAGTGTACTTGGCTGCTGTAGCGATTGCCTTCTCAAGAACAATGAACAGACGACGAACATTGATGCGATCGAAAGCAGATGGCTTGGCAAGCAGAGTCTTATCGCCAAACAGTACAGTTCCCTCACCTGGGAATGTTACGATTGGATTAATACCCTTCTTGTAGAGCTGATCGCGATCCGTCTTGTTTGGATTGTAAGCCATACGGATTACGTTCTTAATCTGACCGCGGTTGTATCCAGCTGGCGAATACCATGGATCGCGCTCAAGATCGGTGCGAACCATCGTACCAGCTGTATCACCGTTTGCAGGAATGAAACGATACAGATCGTTGTACTTATCGTACTGATACTTCCAGCCCGAGTCCATTGTAGCATAAGAAGAAGAAGGCAACGTCTCGCGGAACGCTACGATGTCGTCTACTTCAGCGCCGGCATATCCTGAGTTGTTTACAACATCGGTTTGACGTGGCGAAAGAACTACGATACAATCTTTACGATACTCTGCAATATTGTTGATCAGATGTGTTGCACGAGTAGCGTCTGCAGCTGCACCAAGAACGATCGAAACATCAACTGATTCGGCAGCCTTATACAGATTATATCCATTGATATAGTCTGCTGCGCGTGGAACGTTTCCGTCCTTACCGTGATAGAACGCGAAGTCGTCTACACCCTGATCACCAGCGCCAAAGTTGATGGCTCTTGTGTGTGGCTGACCAACGTTCGTGTAACCAACAAGATTGGCTGCCCACCAGATATAACGAGAGTTGTTATTGATGTAGTCTTTCAGATAAATGTTGGTACCAACTTCATCCGTAGTTCCAGAAGCCTTAGAAAGATTCGGGAATACTTCGAGAATCGTGTTGGCTGTACCTGAGAAACGTCCATCTTTGTCAACAACAACGAGGTGCATCTCATCGTTGCTACCGCCATTGATAGAAACGTTTCTTGAAGTTCCAGGAGCATTAGGAACGAAGTTATAGTATTCCCAACGACGAGTTGTTGTTAAACCAGATGAAGTGTTACCAATGTACTTAGACTGCAACGACAGAGAAGTTGTATTGGTAACAGAAGCAACCTTAATCTGTTGCTTGTCTGGTCCGCAGAGCAGAATGTCGCCAACAGTTAATTGTGCGGT